GTTTTGCCTGCCGGTGGCATAGCCGTTCATGCGGCTCTGATAATCGCCGCGAAGCAGACCGTCCACGTTCAGCTTGATGAAGTACTGCTGCTTTTCAGCAGGCGTGAACAGCGAGCGCATCAGTGCCTGCTCCCAGCGGATCACCCACGGGTCGAGCGTGTATTTCACAAATTCCAGGGACTGCTGCTCTATGTTGGAAAAGCTGGATTTTTCAAGGTCTCCCACCATATGCGGCGGGATGCGGTAGAGCCGTGCGATCTCGTCAATCTGAAATTTACGGGTTTCGAGGAACTGTGCCTCCTCCGGCGAGATGGAGATCGGTGTGTACTTCATGCCTTCCTCCAGCACCGCGATCTTGTGGGCGTTGCCGGAGCCGCGATAGACCTCGTTCCACGAGTCGCGTACCTTGGCCGGGTCCTTCAGAACTCCCGGATGCTCCAGCACGCCGCTGGGGTTGGCCCCGTTGGCAAAGAAGCTGGCTCCGTATTCCTCGCAGGCCAGCGCCATGCCGACCGCGTTCTTGGCCATCGCAATCGGCGAGTAACCGACAAGGCCGTCAAAGCCCAGCCCCGGAATGTGCAGAACGTCATACCGCGAGAGGCGGACCTGACCGTATTGCTTCACGTTCGGGTTTTCATCGCTGCTTTTCGTATAGAGGTAGTAGATCTCGCCGTGCTCATCCCGGTCGACCTGCATCTTGTCGGGCAGCAGCGGATAAAGGGCCACGACCCGGCCAGCCCCGTCCCGAATGATCTGCGCGTAGGCGTTGCCCCAGATAAGCAGATGGCTCATCAGAGTTTCGCGGAATACGAACGAGGTCATTTCCGGATTCGGCTCGTCGTGCAGGATGTGGTAAAGCGGGTGGTCATAGACGCGCTCTTTGCCCGCAGCCTTATAGCGATAAATGTTGAGCGGCAGGGACGCGATGGCTTCTGACAGAATGCGGACACAGGAATAAACCGCTGTGGTCTGCATCGCCGTAAACTCATTCACGTTTCTGCCGCTCGTGGTGGGACCGAACAGAAACCGGTAATCCGTGCCGGTGTAGTAATCGCGGGGCTTGTCTCGCGCCCTGCCAAAGTGGAAAAATTCTTTGATTCCCATATTCGCCTCCTGAAAAATGGCATGAAAAAAGCACCTACCCGATATTGGGCAGATGCTTCATACAGCAGAAAGTTTACTATTTATAACGCCGGGCCAGTTCATCAATGCTGGCGAGATAGCCGTGGATGCTTCGATAGTATTGTACATGGGCTGAAACTGCGCTTGCGGCCAGCCGCTGTTTTTCTCGTCCGAAATCTTCATCGATATGGACAAGATAATACTCGGTCGCGTATTTATTAATCGTACGTTTGTAAACCTGGCCGTCCAACATATATTGCAGCACGTTGATATAGTCACCAGCAGAACCAAAATCCATGCCGGTACGGCGATTTACTTCTGCTTTGGCATCGGTATGGGTCATTTCGCCACGGTATACTTTAACTCCCATTTCATATGCGCATTGAACCACTTTTTCTGTAATAGCAGCCATTGGTAAGTCCCTCCTGCGTTTTTTATAATAGTATCATAAAAACTGCAGCGTGGGTATGATTTTGAGGGGTAAGCAATGTTGTTTAACTACGGGCAGTCAAATAACGGCTGCAGCTTTCAGAAAGAGATGATACCGCGCTCGTCATAAACAGACGTTCCGCTTGTGATTCCCACGCGCTGCGCCCGGTCGAGCGCCATGATCGTGGCGACCGCGCCGTCGATCTTTTCTGTGGACTTTTCCTTGTCCGGTTTGATGTTTCCGGCCGGGTCCGTGCGGATGAAGATGTTGTCCATCATCCAACGAAGCACCGGATGGCCACCGTGGGCAAGCTGCCCGGCGAGCGTCAGCCGCATGAGTTCTTTGGTCGGAGGCGACATGTCCTTGAAGCCCTGTCCGAAGGGAACGACGGTGAAGCCGAGGCCCTCAAGGTTCTGAACCATCTGCGTCGCGCCCCAGCGGTCGAAGGCGATCTCCCGGATGTTGTAGCGGGTGCCGAGTTCTTCAATAAAGCTCTCGATAAATCCGTAGTGAACCACGTTGCCCTCGGTCGTCTGCAGGTAGCCCTGCTGTTTCCACAGGTCATAGTTGACATGGTCACGTTTGACGCGAAGGTCTACGTTTTCCTCCGGTATCCAAAAGAACGGCAGGATGCTGTACTTGTCCTCCTCGTCCTCCGGAGGGAACACCAGCACGAAGGCTGTAATATCCGTAGTTGAGGAAAGGTCCAACCCGCCGTAGCAGACGCGGCCCTCCAGTGGTTTCGGATCAACCGGGAAGGCACAGGCGTCCCATTTCTCCATCGGCATCCAGCGCACCGCCTGCTTGACCCACTGGTTCAGGCGAAGCTGGCGAAAGGCGTTCTCCTCGGCGGGATTCTGACGGGCCGATTCACAGGCATCGCGGACCTTATCGATGCCGACCGTGATGCCGAGCGACGGATTAGCTTTTTTCCAGACTTTCGGGTCGGTCCAGTCGTCGTCCGGATCGGCTCCGTAAATGACCGGGTAGAAGGTGGCGTCGTGCTTCCTGCCTTCGAGGATATCCTTGGCCTTCTCATGGACCTCCCAGCAGATGCTGTTTTGATTGTCCCCGGCCGTAGTGATGAGAAAGTATAACGGCTGCATACGAGCATCACCGGAGCCTTTTGTCATGACGTCGTAGAGCTTACGGTTTGGCTGGGTGTGCAGCTCATCGAAGATCACGCCGTGAGTATTGAAGCCGTGCTTATTCGCCACATCCGCCGAGAGCACCTGATAAAAGCTGCTGGTCGGCTGATAGACGATGCGCTTTTTGGAGTCGAGGATTTTCACCCGCTTCGAGAGCGCCGGGCACATGCGGACCATATCGGCGGCGACATTGAAAACGATGGACGCCTGATTGTGATCGGCGGCGCAGCCGTAGACCTCGGCGCGTTCTTCACCGTCGCCGCAGGTGAGCAGCAGCGCAACGGCGGCGGCAAGTTCCGACTTGCCCATCTTCTTCGGAATTTCCACATAGGCGGTGTTGAACTGACGGTAGCCGTTGGGCTTTAGAACACCGAACACATCCCGGACGATCTGCTCCTGCCAGTCGATGAGCTCGAATGGCTCTCGGTACCACTGGCCTTTGGTGTGCCGCAGGCTTTCGATGAAGCTGACGGCATAATCGGCGGAGTCCTTGTCGTAGAAGGAATCCTTCGCCATGAACTTGGTTGGTGTGTATTTTTTGAGCTTTCGTATATGCCGTCGCCTCCTTTCCGTAGGCATAAAAAAAGACTGCCGGAGCAGCCTCGCAAAAATCTATAGGCAACGAGAGACAGGGCCTTCCGGCCCAGACTCCCGGCTGCGTTCAGTTGTAATCCTTCAGCAGAATGGCAAGCGCGGTCGAGGTGTTTTCGTCGGCGGGCTCTATGTCCCAGCCCCGGTCATAGTTGCAAACCGTCTCACCGTTCCGGTTCAGCATCAGCTTGGAAATGCGGCCCTCGTTGATGCCGTACTGTGAACCCTCGTCGTAGTGCTTGACCCAGTAATGAAAAATGTCGCTGCCGAGCTTGATGCTTCCTTCTGACCACATGGTTGCCGCCTCCTTAAAATTTCCTGATTGTCGCGTTGTCATCGGCGTCGAAGCTCACAGTGTAGCGGACCTCGCTACCGTCCGGCTTGCGGGTGATCACCCGGATGTCGCCCTCAAAAGCTCTGTAGCAGCGGTTGATTTTCTCGCCCTTCGGAAGTTGGCTCTGGATTTGCTTCATCTGTTTTTCGGTCATTGTGGTGTACCCCTTTCGTTTTGGTATGTACATATATCACTCTGAAGCCCTGTAATAGCAAGCGATTCAGGCGATATATAGTACACAAACCTTGGCGGGAAAAAGTGTGCATTACTCACCGGTCAGAATGAATCGGGCGTATTCCTTTTTGTGCTCCTCCAGAAAGAGGACGAGTTCATAGAAGCCGCGATCATAGGCCATGCGTTGAACACAGGCGGTATCGAACATGTTTGTTTCGCCGGTGTCGCGGATGGCGAGAATCTGTTCCTTGACCTTCTCAGTCATGGCGCTCACCGACCTTCCGACAGGAATCAATACCGTAGACCACGTTCAGCCCGGAGCCGTTGTCCCAGTTCACCAGAATGGAGCCGGTGTCGTCGACCCCGTACACGGTTCCCTTTGTGCCGATGGGCGGAGCCTGCACGTCGTCCATCCGCACAAGCTCCACGCGGGTTCCGGCTGGGTAGGTTTTCCGGAGGTGCGCCAGCAGCTTTTCATTCATCAGCATCTGGAACGCCTCCTTTGAAAGCGGAGGAACCGGTCAGGTTCTTCAGCAGAATTTTCCGGTCGGCCTTGTACTCAGCCCCAATGAAGCCCAGCCGCAGGAGAAAACAGCGGAAGGCGTACTTGTCGTTATCGACATCCTTGTCCTTGGCAGTGACGCGCTTCTGGGTTTTGGCAATGCCGCAGAGCCTACCGATGAACTTTGCGTAGGCGCTGATTTCTTCCGGTGCCGGGAAGCCCGAAAACCATGGGAAGGAAATCTTGTCGTCCTCGACCATGATTGGAAGAGCCTCCGCGCTCAGCGCCTTCTTGATGAGCGTCGCCTTGCTCTCGACCAGATGCTTCAGGTTAGCGATGGCTTCGTCGGTGAAGCCTTCCTTCGGCATTGAAATCGTGAGACTGTCCGGCACATCGACTTCCTCGGTAGGAGCAGCTTCTTCGGATGCGGACTCCGCAACCTCGGTAGCGGTGAAGCCGTCTGCGATCAGGTTGTGGGCAATGCGCTCGGCCTTGGCGTCGTCCTCACAGAGGAGGGTGCCTTCCTTGTCGACCGTGATGTCGCCGATTTCGTAGGCGCAGGTCGGCATCTTCATGTATACCGGCTTGACCTGCAGGATTGCTCCGATTGCCTTGACCAGTTCCTTGCGCTGTTCACCTGTTACGTTGTAGTTGATTTTCATAGGGTTTGACCACCTTTCTTTGTTTTGGTAGTCACATATATCACTCTGAAGCTGTAGAATAGCAAGTTCTTTGCAGGGTGATTATCCGACAAACTGTAGCCAGAATATTTGTGTAGATTATGATGCGGCTTCTTCCACAGGGAGAGCGGAATAAGCCAGCTTTTCACCGTCGCGGATGAGGTACACACTATCCGCATTTCCAACCTGCTCGATATACCGTTTCACAATGACATCACAGTATTTTTCGTCAAGCTCGATCATGTCGCAGACACGCCCGGTCTGTTCGCAGGCGATGAGCGTGGACCCGCTGCCGCCGAATGGGTCGAGCACGATGCAGTTCGACATGCTGGAATTGAGAATCGCATAGGCAAGCATGGCGACTGGCTTCATAGTCGGGTGGTCGGCGTTTTTCTTCGGCTTATCGAACTCCCAGATGGTAGACTGCTTCCGGTCGGAGTACCATTCATGCTTGCCGGATTTCTTCCAGCCAAACAGGATCGGTTCGTGCTGCCACTGATACGGCGAGCGGCCGAGGACCAGCGACTGCTTCTTCCAGATGCAGGTGCCGGACAAATAAAAGCCGGCATCCGAGAAGGCCCTTCGGAAGTTCAGCCCTTCGGTGTCGGCATGGAATATATAGATGGAGGCATCCTGCGCCATTGCCTTTTCTGTGTTGGCAAAGGCGTCAAACAGGAATTCATAGAACTTGTCGTCCGCCATGTTGTCGTTCTGGATCTTCCCGGCGCTGCCTTCATAATTTACATTGTAGGGCGGGTCAGTCACCGTGAGGTTGGCGAGCTTCCCATCCATCAGCAGGGTGAAGGTATCCGCCTTGGTACTGTCGCCGCAGACGAGGCGGTGATTGCCGAGCAGCCACAGGTCGCCGGGTTTTGTGACGGCGGGCTTTTTCAATTCTTCATCGACGTCGAAGTCGTCCTCTTTGACATTCTCAGCCGCGCCGGAGAGCTTATTCATCTCCGCGTCGGTAAAACCGAGCAGAGAGACATCAAAGGCATCGGCCTGCAAATCGGAGAGTTCGACCGCCAGCATTTCCTCATCCCAGCCCGCGTTCATGGCGAGACGGTTGTCCGCGAGGATGTAAGCGCGTTTCTGCGCTTCAGTCAGGTTCTCCGCGAATACGCAGGGAACCGTTTTGTAGCCTTCCTCCTTGGCGGCGGCAACACGGCCATGACCGGCGATGATGTTGTAATTGTTGTCGATAATCACGGGAGAGACAAAGCCAAACTCCCGGAGGCTGGACCGAAGCTGTGCAATCTGCTCCTTGCTGTGGGTACGAGCATTCCGAGCGTAAGGTACCAGTTTATCAATATGCACTTTTTCAAAGCGTTCTGTATTCGCCATAGATTATTTTCCTTTCCGCGCCGTGAGCAGGCGCTCCATCAGGTCGTCCTGCGGATTGTCGCCGCTGTAACCGGCAGCGCAGTTTTCTTTTACGATCTGAAAAATTTCAGCCCAGTCTGCGCGGGTCTGGCACTTGAAGCTGTTTGCCATCGTGACATAGGGCGAGGCGATGGCATTGCCGGTAGTTGGATGCTTGGCGAGAAAACCGTATTCCGTGATGGCCTCCTCGCACTGAATCCAGCGGGCCGCGCTCATGGCGTAGCGTTCGATGGTATCCGGAGGAACGAGGTGCGCACAGCCGCGATCCGCGAGCCACTGCCAGACTGATTTGTAAATGTCAGCAGCGGGCAGTGCCTTGCCATCCTTTTGTACCGCCGAGAGCATTTCTTTCGGCTCCGGCATGTCCTGACCGCGCAGGTCCGGAGCATTTTTAAATTCCATAACGGTGAGCGGGTGCTTTCCCGGATTGCCGTCAGCGATCTTATCCGCCAGCGGCTTCCGTTTTGCACCGGCACCGGCTCTTACTCCGCCACGGTTTGTACCGTCCTTGGCCATGCTGTGGTTCCTCCTCCCTTGGCGGGGTCAATACCCCGTTTGATTTCGCGTTTTAGCGAAGATGACCCCACGCCCGTTCCCCGGCGATATTCGCACAGAGATTTCGACCGCCCCTACCGGTCGGCGAGCGTGAGGTTTGTATCAAAATGTGATACGAACCAATTTCAGCGGTCATGCCAGCGGTCGCCCATCTCGGCGGTGATCTTCGAGTGGCAAGGCGTGCAGAGCGCCTCAAGATTGGAATCGACGTGCGTGCCGCCGCGAGAGAGCGGGAGCCGATGGTGAACCTCGGTTGCAGGGGTATAGACGCCGCGCTTCAGGCACTCCTCACACAAAGGATACCGGGAGATGTATCTGTCACGGATGCGTTTCCACGCGCGGCCGTACCGTTTCTTCTCTATGGGATCGCGGTCGTACTGTTCGTACTGCTTGTCGATAAGCTTCTGATGCTCCTCGCAGTAGCGGCCGGGTACCAGCTTCGGGCAGCCGGGATAGCGGCAGGGTGTTAAAGGTTTGTGCGGCACATGGCTGCCTCCTTTCCGGGCATAAAGAAAGCCCCGCGAGATTGTTCCCGCGAGGCTCTCCGGATTTAGTTTTCCTATTGTAACGATACCGCATTCGCCCTGTGCGAAACAGTGCGTTTTACTGCGCGGACAGGATTTTCTCTACTTTTTTCAAAGCGTCGTTGTGTACCTCATAA